CCAGCTGAGCCGATGTCGCGCTTGACCGACCTTGCGGCGGACTCGTCCAGGGCTGGCGATGCGATGTGGCCGAGGGAGCCGTCTTTCAGCTCGTCGAGTAGCATCGAGGCGGCGGCCTGCACGATCGCGGGGCTTCCCGTGATAACCGCCTTCTTCGGGAACGCGTTGTCACCCAGCCTTTGGATGAGGGCGTCGGCCCCGGACTTTCCGTCGATGCACACCGCCGCGATCTCTCCCTTGTTCCGGAGGAGCATGTCAGAGATTCCGGCTGTGCCACCATCGGTGCAGGCCACGTCGTACAGCTCCACGTAGGAGGGGCCTCCCCTCACCGCGCGAGCCCACGAGATGGCCGCAGTCCTGCCATCGGTGGAGAACTTCACGCCGAAGGCAAGCTTCCCGCCCGCCATAGCCTTCCTGACTTCCCGCTTCGCCCATAGGCCAGGCGGCAGGGCGGGGTTTGCCACCTCGGCGTCGTCCGCCCACCACCCCAGGCGCTCGCGCGCGAAGGTGTCGGGCGCCATCTGGTTGCACTCGCTCTCGACGGCCTTCAACTCGAGGACGATCCCGAGCGAGGGGTTGCACTCGTACCAGCGAGCGCGGTCGTTCTTGTCTCCGATCTCGGCGGCGCCCCACTCCATCCAGGCCATCTGCGAATCGCCTTTGAGGATGGATTTCCGAAGGTTCGCGAAGACCGTCCCCAGGCATTTTGGGCCGGGCGGGGTTCCGAGGTAGATGGTCTGCGGGTTGTGCATCTTCCCGGCGGAGATAGCGGGCAGCAGCGCCGCCTGCTGCATGTCGGTCAGCTCCTGCGCCTCGTCTATGATCAGCACGTCGAAACTCTTGCCTCGACCGCCGCTGTCCGTTCTGGTGGTGAACCGGATGGTCCCGCCGTTGTTCAGGACGATGGCCTGCTTGCCGTTGGTCTTGCGGACGTATTTGAGCAGGTCGCGAAGCTCCTCCTCCTCATCGTCCTCGAACGGGGCCTTGAGTTCCTGGAACATCTCGTCGGAGGTGTCGCCGTGGTGGCAGGTGTACAGGATCTTCTCCCCGCGCATGAGGCCGTCGAAGCATCGGGAGCGTACAACCCAGCTCTTACCGTTCTGGCGCGGGACGCTGATGCCGACCTCGGAGTTGACGTACATGCCGTCCCCGTCGGTGGCGAGCATCACATCGAGCAGGTGGGGCTGCCACGGCATGGGGGCTCCGAAATACTGCGATGCGAGCTCGGTCGCGATGTCAGCCGCGCCTTCGAACCCATCCGGAACGTTCAGCTCAAGCGTCGGTGTCTGCCTAGGCTTCACTCGCCCACCGCCCTACGGGGCGCCGGTCGCGAGGTTGCGAGCTGCAAAAGCTGCGCCTTCTCCGTCGTTCGCCTCTGCGGTGCGCTGGCCTCCGCCCGGCTCTTGGGGGACAGGCCGAGCTGGTCGGACAGGGCGCGAATCTCCGCGCTCGCCTCCTTGAGCACCGCGAGCGCGGGGCTCTTACGCATCATGGGAAGGCTCCTGCCGTCCGGGGACTTGAACGGCTTGTATCCCACCGCGTCGAAGATGCTGATCCGCCCGTCGCTCTTGGAGATCGCGTTCTGAGCGCTGCGGAAGACCGCGTGCCAGAAGCAAAGCTCGCGCAGCGGCTCGACGTCCTGATTGGTGAAGTTGTTGTCTCCGCTCGGGGCAAGCGATTCCCAGATGGCGCTCTGCACGGGGTCTAGAGCGATGTCATCCGGCATGGAAACGCCCCGTCCGCCCTTGGCCATAGCGCCTCCCTTCGTTGGGAGCGATGGTATAGGCGGCGTGAGATACCCCCCCCCTATTGCCCCGAGATATGCGGGGGGAAATCGGCTATATCGCCCGGGGCGTGCCTTCGAGATAGGGGGTGGGGTAAACCCCCCTATGCCGTTTTAAGGCCGCTTGCCGCAGCTTCGGCCAACTACCGCCGAGCCGACAGAATCGCCCCGAATCCGCCCACTAGAACAGCCGAGAGCGCACGATTGGAAGCCCCTTCGCGCCCTCGTCACCGTCCATCCTGTTGCCGCGCCTCTGGTTGCAGATGCGGTGCGCGGCGTCCACGTTGGAGTAGTCCAGCGGGTCTCCCCCACGGCTCACGGGCACCAGCTCGTCCACCTCGAAGCTCCATGGGTCTCCGGCCGGGAGGCTATAGTCGATGGGCAGGCCGCAGATATGGCACGGCCTTCCCTCCGCCCTGAGCCTCGCCCTGAGCTTCCTCCTCGCGTTGCCGTTGGCGTTCCTAGGGTTCGTCTTGCCCATCGCAATCCCTCTTTTGCATAGAATCCGGTACAGCCCCGTCTCTGCTGGCACCATTGTGCATATCCCATCGGTGGAAAGGCTGCATACTGCATACTCCCATCGGCATGAGAAGGGGCCGCCCGTAAGGACGGCCCCTGATGACGCACGGCCATGGTGGACGGCGGGTAATCGGTGCACCTTACACCGCGCTGGTAACGGAACCCCGCCGACCGTCGTGACCGTGCGTCGCATGTTCGCTCTGGTCTAGCCCTTATTCAAGCCTTATCGCGGTCTTTCCCGTGGCATTCTCCCATCGGGTTATGATCACGTCGCAGTAGTGCGGGTCTAGCTCCATGGACAGGCACTTCCTGCCCATGCCCTCGCACGCCATGAGCGTGGAGCCGGAGCCGCCGAAAACGTCGAGGACGGTGTCGCCCTCCTTGGTGGAGTTCCTTATCAGGTAGGCCATGAGTCCGACGGGCTTCATGGTCGGATGCTCCGCGTTCACGGATGGCTTGTCGAACTCCAGGACGGTGCTCTGCTTGCGGTCCGAGTACCAGCTGTGCGCGGCCCCGTCCTTCCATCCGTACAGGCACGGCTCGTGACGCCACTGGTAGTCCTGCCTGCCCAGCGCGAAGGTGTTCTTGGCCCACACGAGGCATTCCCTCACGGTCATCCCCGAGAGCTCGCAGGCCCTCAGGAAGTTCATGCGCTGGCTATCGGCGTGCCAGATGTAGAAGGCGGCGCCTGGGTTCAGCACCTCCATGGCGTTGTCGAAGGCGGAATTGAGGAACACAACGAAAGCGTCGTCATCGTCCCATGAGTCGTTCTCGATCACGAGGCCGTCCGTCCTGCGGTGGAGCTGCTTGAGCTCGGAAGGCCGCATGTGCTGCCCGAGGGCCACGTTATAGGGAGGGTCTGTCAGGAGTAAGTCGCAGAACCCCCCCCCACGAGCTTTTCCACGTCCTCGCGGCAGGTCGAGTCGCCGCACATGATCCGGTGCGCGCCAAGCTGCCAAATCTCGCCCCTCTTCGCCCTGCACTCGACGACATCCGGTACCTCGTCCTCCTCCACGTCCACATCCTCGATGGCATCTCCGAGGGAGTCCGCGAAACCGAAATCCGCCATGTCGAACTCGTCCGCCAGGACATCAAGCTCGTAGGCCAGCATGTCCTCGTCGAAGCCGGTCATCATGGTGGTTTTGTTGTCCGCCAGGGTCAGGGCACGACGCTGCGCATCGGTGAGGTCGTCGACGAAGATGCACGGCACCTCCTCCATGCCGAGGTTCCTCGCCGCCGTGGTCCTCGCGTGCCCGGCCACGATCTCGGCGATGCCGTCCTCGTTGTGCCACGCTATGACGGGGTTCCTGAAGCCGAACTCCCTGATGGATGCCTCGACCGCGTCTATCTGCTCCCTCGTGTGGAGCTTTGCGTTGTTGTCGTAGGGCTTCAGCTCCTCTATTGGGATTCTCACTACCTCAAGCTCGCTGATTCTCATCTGCTACCCCGCAATCGTCCGGATGAGCCATGCGATCAGGGCGACAAGGCCCGCGTCGATGGCGATGCAGACGAGGGCTGCGGTCACGCAGCCGAACGCGCCCGTCACCTCGCCCCTCATCGTGCTCCAGTCATGTTTTCTCATCAGCACTCATCGTCCTCTCTCGTGAACTCGCACCGGTGGTCGGTGCACCATCCCCATTCGCATCCGCTTGGGCACCTCTCCCAGAACTCGCAGTCCCGGCACTTGATGATCGGCTCCGGGTCGGGTTCGACCCAGTCCTCGTCCCGCAACCCGAAGCTCATTTCTCCTCCCTGGGTGAGAAGCGGCAGTAGTTGCCACCCCGCACATCAATGGCGTCTCCATACCTGATGAAAACGCACTCTGTCTTGTCGATATGCTCGATGTAAGCCGGGCAACGACAGTGAACGTGCCCGAAATCAAAGCTCCTATGAGCGCATCGAGCGCACGGCGGGATAAGTCGCATCCGCACGGACCTGATCGGATGTCGAAGCCAGAACGGGATTCTCATCGCTCAACCCCCTTTGCCAAAGCCGCCTTGAGACGGGAGTTCTCGGCCTCAAGCTCCCTGCATCTATCCAAAAGCCGCTCGTTGTCCGCGACGGTGACCTTCCATGCGAACGGGTCGATGAGGTCGGCAAGGTAGAGCACCGTCACATCCCGGCCAGGCGTCCCCAGCGCGTCGAACAGCTGGGGCCAGTTCACGTTGGTTGACGTGACGAGCTCGGCGAGCTTGTCCGAAACCCGCCTGCGCTCCTCGATACTCGGTGTCATTCGGCCACCTCCACCTTTGCGAGCGCCTTGGCGCGGCGGACGATGTCGAGTTTCACCGCGCGCTCGCAGCACTCAAATTCGTCGGAGTTTGCCGCGATGGCATTGGCAGGGCAGTCGTCGCATTCGCTCACCCCTTTTCCGAAGTACCCGCAGATGCTGTTGCACGCGTCCTCCTCAAGCCGCTCCCAACTGTCCGGGCGGGTGTGGGTGATCTTCTTCGGGTCGATGTGCCAAGTTCCGCCCGCTTCGTCTTTGAGCGTCGCAAGCGGCCCGTCCAGGCTGTGCTCGCCGAAGCCGGTCACCGTGGCCTTTCGCATGCGGTCACCGGTAGACAGGCTCCGGTACCACACCGTGTCGCCTACCTTGATCTCCACCCCGTCGGCGTCCAGGACATTGGGTGCGGGGCGCTTGACGCGCTGCCCCTGTTCGTACTGGTTCGACCGGCACTCGTCATCGCAGAGCACGAAATAGCCGTCCATCGCCGTGATTGACTCGACCTCTATCTCGGTTTCGTCATTGTGCGCCGAGGCGTAATGGACCTTATCGCCAGGCATCACGAGCTCGCCGTCCTCGAACCTGGGCCACATGTCGAGGATGCGGCGCTCCTTCTCGGTCAAGCCTCCAGGGCACCGCTGCAATTCCGCACTCACCTCGTCTTTTGCAATTTCTCTGACAATATGCGCCAGATCTATGCCAGCCGCTCTTACGCTCTCGTTTACGGCCATCATTCCTCCCGTCTAACACGATCCCTTGTAAAGCCCGGCGAGCCTCAACCGCCTCAGCGCGGCACGCTGCTTGGCGTTCGGCACGCCAGAGAACCGGTCTTCCCACACCGCAATGCATCCAATTTCGCGGCAAAGCCAGTCGGTGACTCCATAAGGAGGGATGCGCTCCCAGGCCTCCAGATCGGCCTCAATCCCCTCGCGGTCCATGAAGCGCTCGAGCAGCCATCTCTGATGGCTAGGGACCGCATAGTGAACGGTTCCATCTGATTCGATGCAGACCTCCAAGTAATGGACGAAGGTGTCCTTGTGGGTCTCGATGTCGAAAGGGCCGTGCAGGACCTCATTGGGGTCTCTCATTCGGAATCACCGTTCCGCGCCACCTGGGCAGACCGGGTGTTCCATTTGCCAGCGGCCTCCTCTTCGGACTTCCACCAATTGCCGGGTGTTCCGGCGGGGCATCCCTCGACGTCGTCGCAGCACGCGGCGAACATGGTCCCGTACACGCTCACGTTCTCCGCCACGTGCGCCTTGCCCCCGCAGAAGGGGCACTCCTTGAGCTCCATGCGATTACTCCTTAGCCGTGATCTTCACGCCCGGCAGGAACTCCGGCATGAAGTTCAGCTCGTAGCTGTACTTGTCCACATCGCTGCCCGAGATGTCCTCCACCGTGTAGGTCGTGAACTTGTTGAGGTAGACGAAGTGCTTTTGGTACTCGCCGTTCTCAAGCTCGCAGATGACCTGCAGTTCGTTCGTGTCCGGATCGGTTTGGATAGCAAACGTCCCCGTCATCTGCAGGAGGACCTTATCGGACAGCGTGTTGATCACCGTCAACCGTCGCACGGCGTTGAAGTTGTTCGCCTCCTGGGAGACGTTCCAACTGACCCTGTCCTTCTCCGTGCATCCGGTCAGGCCGATGGTAGACGCGGCCATGGCGACCGCGAGTGCGCAGGCGATAATCTTTCGTTTCATCCCTAATCCAATCCGCTCATAAGCACCAGTAGCAGCAAACCAGCCGCCAGCAGCTTCACGAGCTCGTAAATCTTGCAGGCGATGGCCGCAGGTACGGTCAAAGAGGCAACTATGGCCAAGACCACCGCTATCCTTCGCATGCACCCTCCTCATACGGGCGCTTTACCTCGCGCCCCTTGTTGTCGACGTACCAGATGAACACCGGCGCCCCCGTGTAGGGCCTCCGGTAGTTGTAGTGCCACTCACGGACCTCAAACACGTCCCGCAGCGGAGCCCAGCGGGCCGCCCAGCACCTGTCCCACACGACGTGGTAGTCGATGGAGCCGTCGAACAGGCCGATGGCGGACGGAGGGCAGGACCTCAACCTCGGTATCGGCCTCTCGCCGTAGAAGTACGCCAGGCAATTGGCGCGGTCGCGAGCCTCGGGCGCGCCGAACCTACCGAACAGCTCGCGCACCATGGGGGCGACCCTTTCCTCGTCGCACCCCATGGACACGAGGCGAGAGATGCACGACTCGGCGGCATCGGGCCTCGATGGCTCGGGGAACAGGTCGAGCGCCATCTGCCCGGGGATGACGCCGATCACCGCGACGCCCCCTTGATGAGCGACCGCACCTCGGAGACGCTGACCTCCATGGCCCTGGCGATCTCCTCGGCGCTGCAACCGGCGCGCTTCAAGCGCTGCGCGTGCTTCTCGCGCTGGTATCTGCTCATCCCGATGTCGCCGGAGACGCCCGCGGCCCGCAGGGCCTTGTGCATCTCGATGCGCTTGCGGTTCGCGCCGGAGAAGTCGCGCCGCGCTTCCAGCTCATCGATCTCCGACCGGTACCGCTCGATGATCTCAGGCCCCTCCATGGCTAAACCTCCGATTCCTCGGCAAGGCGCTCGTTGTAGGCCTCAAGGAACTCCTTCTCGAAGAAATCCACGAACTGAATCTTCGAGACCCCCTTGGGGATGCGGTGGGAATACACGCACTCGAGGCACCAGTCCTTGAACGGGATGGCTTCGCCCCCATCCATGACGTCCCTATACAGGCTCGTGCTGGAGTCGAACAAGCTTTCCCGCCCTGCGTCGGCGATGGCCTTCTCAATCGGGTCTGGCAGAGCCTCAAGGCGCTCCTTGAGAAGCTGGTTCTCCGTCTCAAGGCGCTCGAGCTCCTCGTTGAGCGTCAGGACCGCCTCCTGCGCGCTCTCAAGCTCCGCAAGCACGTACTCCTCGCAGGTGTTGAATTCCATTTCAGTTCCCTTCTCGAATGTCGATCACTCGACCGTGTTTCTTGTCTTCGATTCGCCAGAAGCCGAATCCGTAAAGCTCCTCGGCGTGAGGCCCCCACTGCTCTAGGAGGATTCCGTCCCACCACCACCGCTCGTACTGCGGGTCGTCCCACATCCATCGGGCCGTGAGCGCGGCGCCGCCGTGGAACCCGTTGTGGCACCCCGTAGTGCCTGAGCCGCACAGCGCGAAGAGCGGGCTTCGCAGCAGCCACGTCCTGTCCGGGGTCACGAGGGCGAACCGCTCGCCGAGCCTCCTCGGCGCGACGTGGTGGCAGTTGGCGGCTGGTCGGTTGCAGATGCAGCACCGCTCCCCAGTCCGCTCGTAGCGCGCCCCGTGGGTGTAGCGCGCCCCGATGTGAGGCTTGCCGAACAGCTCGGCCCGTTCGAGGGACAGGCCCCTCAGCTGGCTCATGGTCGGCACTTGACCCTCCAATCCTCGCCCTCTAGCTCCACGATCCGGCAGGAGCCTATGACCCTCGATGCGAGGCGCTTGCCGGGGACCTCGCCCCATGAGTTCGAGAGCACCCCGATTCGAATGTTGCTGGTGAAGATGGTCGGCAGTCCGGCCTTGACCCGCTCGTCGACCAGGATGGAGAGCTTCTCGATGGCGGTCTCGGTCGGCCTCTCCATGCCGAAGTCATCCAGGGCGAGAAGCGGGATGCGGCACGCCCTGTCGAGCGCGTGCTTGTCGCCGTCCCTCTCGAAGCCCGCGTAGACCTCCTCCATGAGCCTTGGCGCCGATACGAGGCGGGCCTTCCCGCCGGAATCGACCCACATGCGCACAGCGCAGGATGCGGCGTAGGTCTTGCCCCTCCCGGACTCCCCGTGGACGTACGCACCGACCCCGCTCTTGGCCATCTCATAGAGCCTGTGGCCGAGCTCGCAATCGGCGCGGGCGTACTCGCCCACAAGCCCCGCCGCGCGGATCTTCGACGCCCGGATCTTTGCCATGGCCTCGGCCTTCGCGTCAGAAATCGCTGTACTCATTCCGCGCCCCCTTCCTGCAGTCCTTCACGATCCAGTTCCTCGCAGCCGCCCTCCAGTCCTTCATCGGGCTCTTCCCGACCATCCACCCCTTGCTGGCGTAGAAGTCGACGAACTTGCTCCCGGTGAACCCCGAAGGGTCGTAGCCGTTCTCCCGGCACCACTCCGCCGCGTATGCGTCCGCCTCCTCCGGGGTGGGCGGCTTGAAGCGCTTTCGCTTCACCACCTCTGGCTTGGATTGGACTGGACTGGTTTGGTCTGGTTTGGGTTCGGCATCTTCCAAAGACCCCTTTCCGCTCCCGCAAAGGGGGGTTTCGGCATCACCCAAAGCGGGGTTTGGGGCTTTGCAAAGGGGGGTTTCGGCTTCGTTAAAGGGTGGTTTCGCTTCATCCGAAGCCGCCTTTCTGTTACCTCGACCCCCGCTTTTGCCGTTGCTCCTGCACTGCTTCGAGTTGGCGATGTCCTCGCGAAGGCTCTCGAAGATGGCATCGAGCGGCCACCCCAGGTCGGGCTCCTCGCCGTAGGTCCCATACCGGACCAAGGCCCAGAGGAGCGAGCCGCGCAGCTCCTCCGGGACCTTGGCCACCGTGTCGGTGAGCTTGGGGAACCACGTGAACTTAGTTCCCTCCATGCCTAGCGCTCCTTGGAGGCGAGGCCGGGCGTGTAGGCGACCTCGGCGCCGTTGCCGGTGTAGATGGTCGTGAGGATGTGGTCATAGCGAGCGGCCTTCACCTCGGGGTGGTCGGCCAGGTAGCACATGAGCACACGGCGCATGCGCTTCACGTTGTAGACCTGCTTCGGCTCCTCGACACCGCGCTTGCGGTGGGTCTCGACGTTCACGAGGACGTGGCAGCCGGACTCGTCGATGCAGAGGGCGTCGGCCTTCCCCTCGTCGCACTCGTAGCCCGTCATGTCGACGCTCTTCAAGTCCTTGCTTAGAAGGAACTCCTTGGCGATCAGCTCGCCGATGTCGTAACGCATGTTCGCTCCTTAGAACGGGATGTCTTCGTCGTAGAAGTCCTCGGGCTCGGGCTCGGCAACCTGCTGGCGCGAAAGGAACTCGATCTCCTCCACGATGACCTCGAGCTTGCTGCGGCGCTGGCCGTCACGCTCCCAGGAGCTGTAACGGAGCTTGCCTTCGATAGCCACCTTGCAGCCCTTCGACAGGTAGCGCTGAATCTTCTCCGCGCGGGTGCCGAACATCGTGCAGTCCACGAAGTTCGGGTAGTCCTCCCACTCGCCCGATTTGGGGTTCTTGCGGCGGTCGTTGACCGCAATGCCGAAGGAAAGCACTTGCGTTCCACCTACAGTGGCGCGAAGCTCGGGGTCGCGCGTCAGATGGCCGGACACGGCCACTCGGTTGATGCTCATTTCTCCTCCTCGTACTTCTTGAACGTTTCGGCGAGCTGCTTTCCGTACTCGATCAGCTGCTCGTCGGTGAGCTTCGTTGGGTCATCCGTCTGGTAATGCGCCTGCAGGTAGCCGTCCAACTCATCGTTGGCGATGCCGTGTTCGATGCACACGGCCTTGTATTTGGCGATCTTGGCCAGCATCTGCTGGCGCTTCGAGGGCTTCTTGGTACCTCCCAGGCTCTGTCCGGAGGATTTCTTCGGCTCTTTGACGGGGCCTGTATCACCGTCCGAGTCGTTTTCCCCAGCCAGTCCGAAGGCCTTGTTGAGCGAGTAACGGCGCGCATACGTCTCGCGCTTGCCGAAGTTCTGCGGGTCGGTCTCGTAGGAGTAGTATTCGCGGTCGAGCTCAACGACCGCGTCGCCACGGCACACGTTGGTGCTGATGTACAGCGTCCCGTCATCCTCCCGAACGGTTTTCTGAAGGAGGTAGAGCCCGTTGTCGTTCAGGGCCTTGCGCACGACGTTCAACACGTCCGAGAGCTCTGCATAGGAGTACTTCCTGCTGCCGATCTGACCCTCGCCGCGCATCTTCGGATTGGTCATCTCGGACTGGGCCTTTGCCAAAAGATCGAACATGGGCTTGGTCTCGGCCATCTAGCTCACCCTCCCCTCGCGCTTGAGGGAGCCGCCGATTCCGTTCTCATGGCAGAAAAGGCGCACGGCGTTCGCCTCCTCGACCGTCGCGGAGAGAAGCCGGAACGTCCAACCGTAGCGCGGCTCCTTCTCTGGGGTCTCCATAGGCGCTGACGGGCCATCACCCGGACCTTGCTCCGGAACGGGCTGCGGGGCCTGCTCCGGCTCGGTGGCCGGTTGCTCCATCGCGGCCTTCATCTCCGCGATGCGCCTGTCCTCCGCGTCCTCGCGGGCAGCCGCCGAGATCGCCGCCCCGAGGTCGAGGGTGCGGAAAAGCTCGCGCTCCGCCGTCTCGTAGTGGGCCATGGACGGCTTCATCGCGCTCAGGGTGTCCCAATCGGCGGCGAGCTTGCCTACCTTCTCCTCGAGGGCGTTCTTCGCCTTGACCTCGCCGAAGGAATTCAAAAGCCATGCGTCCTCGTGAATGCGCTCGTAGGGAACGACCGGGGCCAGGAGGTCGGCAATCTGCGCGTAATGCGCCGCGAGGCCGTTGTACGCGCGCTTCCTTCGGGCGTCCTCGGCCGCATCGAGCTGCGCCTTGATGCCGTCAGAGGCGTTCTTTGCGATCCCGATGATTCGCTTGCACTCCCCCTCGAAGACGGAGAGGGGCTTCGTGTATTCGCGCTTCACCGCCTTGCGGCGCTCGTCGATCTCCCTCACGATCCCATTCAGGTACGTTCGGTCGCGTTTCGCCTGTTTGATGGCGTCCTCGGAGGTGAGGTCGTAGGTCGCGCCCTCGTAGTCGGCCACCATGGCGCGGACTCGGGCCTCAAGGGTCTCGAAGTTCGCCCTGATGGGCACTGGGGCGTACGTGACCTCCAGCCTCTCGTCATCGATAACTTCTGCCTGCATAACGATTCCTTTCAGAAGAATTAGCGGATGATCTCGCCAGTCTCGCTGTCGAACTCGAACGTCTCCTGCTCCGGCGTCACCTTGAGGAACACGGTCTGGCCGCTCATCTTGATGAGGTCGAACGCGTCCAGGGCGTCGGTGAGGATCTCCATCTGCAGCGTGGCGGTACCGCCCTTGACGGTCGTCTGCTTGAACAGGGCCTTGACTTGGACGGACATGGTTACTCCCCGATAATTCGCTTGATGAGGCGGCCGAGCTCGGAGTCGGCGTCCACCTCCAGCTCGATCGCGCCCACGGCATTCTTGAAGGCCTCCTGCTTGGCGAGTATCTTCCGGTTGAAACCGGACACGTCCTCATAGGCCTCTCGGCGAACGTCCTCAGGGAACTGGCCCGCGATTGCCTCCAGGACCAGGATTGCCGTGTAGGCGCTCTTCACCATCTTGACCTGGTGAACATGCTCGGAAGCGTCGTCCTGGACCATGTGGTAGGTCAGGTTGCTCGCGACCACAGCCGTCACCTTGAGGAGCCTCACCTGCAGATCGTCGAAATCGTCATTCGCCATGTGGTTGCTCTCGAAGTACTTCATTCCTCTTCCTTTCGGTAGATTTCGTTGTAGTAGGCGACCTCCACATGCAGGAGGTTCCCGGTGCCGCTGGGCCTTCTCTCGCCCTTGGCCATGCAGATTCCTATGACCTGCGAATCGTCGGCGTAGGCCAGGCCGTTGAGCGAGTCGAGGACGAGCTTGGCCACGTTGTCCAGATCGGGCTTCCCAAGGTCCTGTCGGAACGCCCAGAACTTGGGGTTGCTCTTCGCGAGCTGCCTCGAATAGCAGATCGATACCTTCACCGGCCCGCCGAACTTCGCCCAACGCTCGCCGCACACCTTGCGGAACTCGTCACGCACGGCAATCTCGGCCTTGCGGGTCTTCCTCGGCGTGTAGGTTCTGCCGGAGCGCGTGAACCTCGGCCTCCCCTTTCCCACGATCTCGGGAGGGAACATGTCCATCTTCACAAAGCCGACCCGGCGAAGCTCCCACGTCATCGGATCACCGCCGTGGTGTACTGGTCGGCGTCGCTCCGCGCCACCCGCATGCGAATCTCAGGGTCTTCCTCCATCGCGATGCGGGCGAGGTACGGCGCCAGATGGTTGGGAAGCTCGACGCTGAACGTGATCCTCATGCCGTACAGGCAGCGGTTCGGGCTCGCCTTGCGGTCGTGGGTGTTCGCGCACTCCCTGCGCGCCTGCGCCTTGTACCACTCGAACTCGCGGCGGTGCGTGGCGACCCATCGGCGGGCGTCCCTCATGCGCTCCTCGCCCACCGGGTCGAGGCCGGGGAGCGCCATCTGGTTGCTGGGAGGCTCGAAGCTACGCATTGACGGCACCGGCCATCATCAGGTTGTGGCGCGCATCGGCGACCGCCGCATCGGACGCGGGGACCATGACGAGCCACACGTACGCGCACAGCAACGCCATAACCGCCAGCAGGATTAGCCAGAAAACAAGCTCCCGTGGTATATTCGCATTGGCCGTCTGGCCGACAGGGGCATCCGTGACGTGGTAATCGGGGGTGCCCTGTTTTTGTGCCAGCCTCATCTTTTTTCCTTTCTACTAGGTGTCTTACCTGCGGGTTTCATCCGAGTTTCATTGATTTGGACTGTTTTCCCGCAGTTTCTTGCGCAACCTGTTCTTCTTCGAGTAGAGGGCCTGCCGCGCCTGCTCGTTGCGCTCCCTGCGGGCCACCTCGTCCTCAAGCTCGCGGACGTCCTTGGCGATCTGCTCCCTGCGGGCCTCCATGGTGCAGTTGGCGCACCAGCCCGTCTTGGCGTTCAGGGGCTTGGCCGTGAGGCATCCGCAATTCGGGCACCGCCATCTTGGCGTGAGGAATATCCCCTGTCTGCTCGCCTGAACTTTCACAGATATGACCGTGCGGTTAAGGTGCTCTGCGATGGCCGCGGCGCCCTCCCCCGCGTGCTCCTCCATGTATCGGATCTCATCGGTGGTCCAGTTCACGCTTCCTTCTCCCTCCCCTCACGTGCTCGAAATACAGTGGGAATAGAACTTCTTGCATGAATTGCAAGCGGTCCTCGAATAGGAATTGCGGGCTCGCGCCCTCGTCGTCACCTTCCAAAAGGCCTCCAATCTCACGCGCTGCGGAAAATTGGCAGCATGAATACGAGACGGACATACAAGCCGAAGCATCGGGAGCCGAAGCGCGCGTGGTACGAGCGCGTCGCCGGACTCGCCGAAACGCATCCGCGCCTATTCGCCATGACGGTCATCGGCTCCTACGTCTCGTGCGTCTGCGACTTTGTCGAACTTGCCGGAAAACTCGTCGATGCGCTTATCTACGCGTTCGATCTCCTTGGTTGCCTGATAGGCTAGGGCGATTGCGAAGACGCAGGACAACGACACACATAGGTCAAGAATTGAATTGATCAGCTCCAACCTATTCACCTCCCCTTCTATCGGAAATCGGATAGTTGACAGCCAAGGATGTCGGCGAGGCTGCACACCTCATCCCAAGTCCATCTGGCCTCACCATCGAGCTTCTTGTTAAGGGTCACAGTTGACATGCCCAACTGGTTCGCGAGAAGCTGCTTGGTATTTCCCTTTTGGACAAGCCAGGCGCCAACCTTCTCTAGGAATTTATTCATTTCCGCCTCCCCTCAATTACGTATTGGTAGCTCCCAACTCAATACTAGCTACCAATCCGTAACTGTGCAAGCAAAAATTACGGATTGGTAATTATTCTTTAGAAGTGATAAGCTCCCTTTATACCGACCGCAAAACTTCAGCGAGGAGGAGAGCGATGACTTTTGCTCAAACGGTCGCAAAGCTTATGAGGGAATGTAATCTCTCGCCCAAAGATCTAACCGAAAGAAGCGGTGTAAATGCTCCGTATATATCCCGCCTACTTAATGGAAAGATCAAAGAGCCGACATGGGAAAAGGCGTGCGCGATAGTCGATGCGTTCGGCCTAACGGTTGACGAATTTAGACAGATTCAGAACGCAGAATGACATGCAGATAACACTAGGCCCCGGTACCGTCCGCCAAGACAACACACCGGGGCCTCAATGGAACGCGGGGCCGTAACCTTCCGCATTCATACCCATAGAAGGGCAATCAAATTATGACACAGAAGACAGCGGTTATATACGCCCGCTTCAGCTGCTCCAAGCAGCGCGAGGCGTCAATCGACGACCAGCTGAGGGTGTGCCGCGAGTGGTGCGACCGCGAGGGCTACGAGGTGGTCAGGGAATACAGCGACTACGCCATGTCCGGGCGCTCGGACGACAGGCCGCAATTCCAGGAGATGATCGCCAACGCCGGAGAGAGCGACATCGTCCTCGTGTACATGATGGACCGTTTCTCGCGCTCCGAATACGACGCGCCGATCTACAAGAAGGAACTTGCCAAGCACGGCGTGGAGGTCGTGAGCGCCATGGAGGCGCTGCCCGACGGCCCGGAAAAGATTCTCATAGAGAAGATCTACGAGGGGCTGGCCGCCGTCGAATCGGCAAAGACCTCGATCAGGGTGAAGCGCGGCATGGGTGGCAACGCACTCAAGTGCCTGACCAACGGTGTACGGATATACGGGTACCGGACCGCAGAGGACGGGCGCTTCGAAATCGACCCCGATGCCGCCGAGAACGTGAAGTGGGCGTACAAGATGCGACTGAGGGGGATCGCCGTCAACCAGATAGGCACGATGCTCGCGGAGCGAGGGGTGAAGAACTCGACTGGAGGAGCCTGCAACTACAACCTCGCCAGGAAGATTCTCTCCGACGAGCGGTACACCGGCGTGTACATTTGGGATGACGTCAGGATCGAAGGTGGCATGCCGCAAATCATCGACAGGGGGACGTTCATGGAAGCGCAGGAAGTCAGGTCGAGGAAATGCCGAGCCGACGAATCCTGGGGTGACTACGCCCTCAAGGGCAAGGCGCTGTGCGGCGAGTGCGGCAGAAGCCTGCAGGGCATATCCGGCTATGGGAACAAGGGCGTGCGCTACGAGTACTACTCATGCCCCGGCAAATGCCAGAAGAACATCAGACGCGACCTCTTGGAGGGCGAGATCGTGCACGCTCTCCGCTCGATGCTCTCGGACAGGAGCACCGCCATGATGATCGCGAGGGCGCTGTGCGGACTTCAATCCCATAAGGCCCTGAACATCGAAAAGGAAAGGGCGCAGAAGTCACTCTCAGACGCCGAGAAAAGCCTTAAGAACCTCCTCTCGGCAGTGGAGCAGGGCATCATCGTCCCCGGCACGAAAGAGCGAATACAGGAGCTTGAGGCGCAAAAGATGAGGGCACTAAGAGACCTCGAATCGGCTCAATCCGAGGAGGTAGACCCGGAGGGCTTCGCAGACTTCCTCATGTACGGCGAGGAACTTGACGACAGGAATCTTCTGAGGGCGTTCGTCTATCAGGTGATGCTCATGCCCGAAAGCGTGGTCGTGACCCTGAATTACGACGAAGAAAACGGCGAACCCGCCCGAATTAACTTCAAGCGGGTTCGAGGAAAATTAGAATGGTGCCCTATAGCGATGCTCTCGCGAACTTTAGGACATCAGGTATGCATTGCCGTTTTCGGCAAAAGCATATTGCTGAGAATAACTTTCGGCTAGTCATCGGTCAACAGTCTTCATCATATCGTCCCGCCCGAAAAGCAGAGCATGGGCGATTTCACGCTAACTTGAATTCTAGTACTTGATCTTCTGCCCGACGTAGATGCGATTCGGGTTCGAAATCCCGTTCTTGTTGGCGAGGCCCGCCCAGTTGGAGCCCCAGCCGACCTTCTGGGCGATGCCGGACAGCGTGTCGCCGGGCTTGACGGTGTAGACGCGCTGGGGCGCAGGCTGAGAGGCTCCGTTGATCTTGTCCTGCACGGCCTTGTAACGCTTGCCGAGAACGCGCTCGCGCACGGGGTTGTTGCCGTATCGGCCTGCTTTGACCTCGGCTACGAGCGTGTCGACGCTCGCTTGGTCGATATGGTTGATGAAGCCCTGCACCTCGTCGTAGCGGGTGCCGAGAGCGGCGCGGCGGGCATCGCCGGAACCGAACTCGCCGCGCATGACGCGGTCGACAAGATCGAGGGTCGAGCCCTGCGGGGCGGTCGGCTGGGGAGCGGGCTGCGCTGAGCCCTTGGGATTGGCGTAGCGGTCCCAAGCGGCGGCGTCGCCGTAGAACTTGTTCAGGTCGAGGTTGCCGCCGTAGCCGGGAAGGCGGCCGTGGCTGGAATACTGGCGCATCATGCAGCCGTACTTGCCCTCATTCCACGGAGCGTCCTGGTAGCCCGTGGCGTTGTTGTTCGCGTATTGGGCCACCCACGTGCCGCAGTTGTGCTTGCGGCACAGGTCCCACGGGAAGACGGACGCAGAGGCGTAGACCACGGGCGGAATGCCGGTGCGCTCGATGACGCGCTTGATGCACTGCTCGAGGTAGCCCAAGTTGCCCCACGCAGAGTTCTCGCCCCGCTCCCAGTCGAGCACGATCATGACCTTGCCGACCCAGTTCTTGATGGAGTCGATGAAGAAGTCCATCTCGGCGACCGCGCCCTGGCCGCCAATGTAGTGGTAGACGCCGACCCTCTTGCCGAGCGACATGGCCTGCTCGACCTGGCGCACGCAGTCGGGCGATGTGTAACCGGTTCCTTGCGTGGCCTTCGCGATGACGAAGTCGCACGGGACGGCCGCGAGGTCGATGCCCTTCTGCCAGTTGGAGATATCAATTCCGTTCATTGCCATTGCTTAAAACACCTTCTTTGTAGCCTCGGCCGCGCCGAGGAGGACGCCGATGCCCGTAGAGACGATCGTGGCGGTCTGCGCCACCTCCCCTGCGTTCGGCCAGCCCCAGACGGACGCGAGGCCGGTGTAGATCGCCGCCGCTGCCGGGATGGCCAGAAGCCCGATCCACTTCAATACGTCGTAGAGCCAGCCGGGAAGCCAGTACTTGGCGTAACCCTCCACCGGCACGTCATCCGGGATGTCGATGGGCTCGACTGCACCGGTCTCCTCCGTGATGTCATAGTTCTCGTCCATATCGGTCGCTCCTTTCACGCGACGTGGAGCTCCATGAGCTCCTTGTACATGTGGGTTCCCTGCCCATTTCCTCCGAGGGCGTGGTATAGCTCATAGACCTCCTGTATGCCCTGCTTGACCTCGACGGGGCATGTGCGGCCCCCGAGGACGTAGTACTCGTGCAGGTCCTTGAGCCGATACCGGAGTAGCAGGCGGAAGATTCGGCGGTTCATGTCGCGCTCCTCCTGCTGCTGAATCTCACGGCGATCGCGCTCCTCCTTGGAGCCGCGAATCTTTCCGCCCAGCCACCCGGCGACCCCCGTGATGCAGAGCATCGCGATCTGGGGCAGGAGCTGCCACATCAGGTTCTCAGGCATTGGTGACGTCCTTCCAGACGCCCTCGGTGCCGATGGCGCCGGGAACCCAGACGTTGTTGTCAACGAGCGATTCCCAGACCTTCCCGTCCTTCTTCACGCGAGCGCCCTTCGGGTAGGGGTTCGTGGACTCCGGTTGCACCCACTCCGGAACCTCGTCGTTTCCGCTCTCGGAACCGCCATATTCGATGGTCTTGGCCCACAGGCTGTGAGCGACGTCGGGATCCCAGTCGGATTGGGATGTATGCGGTTGAATGCAGGTGTAGAGGACTCCCTTGTAGCGAACACGCTCCCCTTCGGCATACCCATGGCCTCCGGAATCGAACTCCGGGAACAAGCCATATGCCGATGTCGCGACGTCGTCTGACAGGCCGCCCGACTTCCCCTTGTAAATCTCGATGATGCCGCGAATTGCGGACTCTTCCTCTTCGGTAAGCGCCATGGTCGCACCCCTTTCTGTCGGTGCGACCATGGTATTCGCGGCGTGAGATTAGGCCGCGATCCTAATTACCGTTGCGGGGGGGGGTTGCCGTTCACAGACCCTCGGAATAGCTCGCGATACAGGGCGTCCATCGAGAGAAGGGTGTCGTGCGCGTCGAGGTGGACGAGGCCGCCCCTCCAGGATTGGTACTGCTGCTCTATCTGCTCCATGGCGATGTCTCCGGAGTCGAGCATCCGCTTGAGGGCCTTGAGCTTGCGCCTCTCCCTCGTGATGGTGTCCCTGCACGGCCTGACGATCACCCTCCCCGTCTCCGAGTAGAAGAACTTCTTCTTGAGGAACGTGAACCCGTGGGACAGCTTGACGATCTGCGTCTTGCGCGGATGGAGCTCTATTCCGTAGTCGCTGCAAAGTATCTCGACGGCCGACTTGACCATGACGAGATGCTCCTTGCTCGTGTGGATGCAGTAGCTGTCGTCCATATATCGCCCGTAGGCCTCGACGCCGCACATCTCGGTTACGAAATGGTCGATGGCGTTCGGGAACGCAACGGCGCATATCTGGTTGGGCTCGCTGCCGAGTCCGAGCCCGACGTCGCCCTGCACGTCGATGAAGCTCTCCGCAAGCGAGAGAACCCTGTCATCGTCGAGTCGGGATGAAAGCTGCCTCTTGAGGGGCTCGTGCGCGATCCTGGCGAAGTAGTCTCGGAAATCCATCTGTAGGATGTAGCCCTCGGTGCCGTGCTTGCGGTAGTGGTCGGCGAGATGCCTCTTCATGAGCCTGACGGCGTAATCCGTGCCCCTCCCCTTGATGTTGGCGGAGTTCGCCCCGATCACGGTCGGGACAGTGGCCGGAATAAGGACCTCCTGCGCCAGCGCTTTCTGCGGGACGCGCTCGGCTATGTGCACCGAGCTTATGTGGCGCCTCTTGCCGCGCTCCACGATGTCGAAGTTGATGAAGCCCCTGTGCAGGTCGTTGCCATCGAGGATGTCGCGGCGAGTCCGCACGATGTTCTTGAGGACGTCCTTCTGGTATCGCTGGATCGACGCCTTCCAAGAGACCCCCCTTCCGGCCTGCATCGCGGCGCGGTACAGCGCGTTGAGGTCGGCCACCGCCTCGATGTCCAGGCCCTCGATCCGGGAATCTCTGCTCCGCCGCCTCTTCTCGGCGCGTCTCGCCCTTCTCGCCTCTCGGCGCTCGTCAGAATTCAAGTCGGGCACCCCGCACGGTTAGCAATGGCGCTCCGCAGCCGCTTGCAGAAAGGGCATGAAATCGGACCGAACGCCGGAGAGTCCGACCATGCAAGAAGCGTCCGCCCTTCTGCGCGGGGTGCATATTCACGGCCGTGTGGCCGATGGTCGCGCCTTCCTTCCTCTTTCTGCACGGCTTTCGGGCGAGCCTACTCGGTCTGGCGATAAGGGAATCAGGGGCGGGGCCGCACCCAGTCATTCGCCGGGGAATTGTAGTTTGCATTCCCGTTGTTGTTGACGTTGCACACGTTGGACGAGGACGAGCCGGACACCGACCGCAGCCACCAATTGATGCGACTTTCAAGGCGTGACCGTGGACATTATACAGAACGCAATCGCTCAATTTCTTCCTCCAAGGCGGCAAGTCTCTGCTCGGGCGTCTGCGCGCCGATGAGCTTCACCGATTTGCGATAGCCCTTAAGAAGCTCGATCTCCCTGTCGATCATGAGGGTCACGCGCTCGAAGACGTTGATGTTCGAGGTCACGTCCATGGCGATCAGGCACTGCATGTCCTGCAGCAGCTGGTCGCAGTCGGCGATGGCGAGCGTGATGTACTTCCTCCGCTCTATCACGTTTGCGCTGGTGTTCGGGTAGAAATGGTCGGCGCGGTTGATGTTGTAGACGATGCTCCTCGCCGTCTCGACCGTTGGGACGCCGTTGAGCAGGCGGTACGCCTTGGGGCACACCTTGTCCTTCGCCATCAGCCTGTTCACCTCGACGCGAATGGCAATGGCGTTCCGGTAGAACTCGAACTGGGACAATGTCCTGTTCCTGGCAAGCACGCCGCTCATATAGATCCAATCGACAGCAACGGTCCGCATTCGCGGCAAACGCCCCGCGCAAGGCGGGGCGTCGTCAAGTGTAGCGCATAGGCTAGGCCTACGGCCTAACCTACGAGGAAGCAGGGGCGGGGCCGCACCCAGTCAATCGCCGGGGAATTGCAGCTGGCATGCCCGGTGTTGTTGACGTAGCACACGCCGGACGAGGACGAGCCGGACACCGACCGCAGCCACCAATGGACGCGACCGCCCATGATACGGTCCTTTGTCTGCTTGAAGATCGGGAACTGGCAATCGAAGCCAGTGCCGTAGCCGGGCTTGCTCCACGCATTCAGGCCGTAGACCTCCACCTCGCTGAGGGACCAGATCTTGCCGAGGTCCTGCCAGGACCAACCCGAAGGCTCGGTGAGCTTGCCGGAGGATGAGTAGCGTTCCTCAAGGAGGACGCGATGGGGCATGATGGCCGCCTGCACCTCCGCAGGCAGAGCGGACAAGAAATGCTCGTTCTCCCACTCATGCAGCTGGCTCAGGAGGTATGGGCACTTCTGCTCGTTCGTTCCGTTGTTGTCGGCGGTCTTCCGCCACTGGATGTAGCTTTCGTTCACGGCATTCGGGCCGCGAACCGCGACGGTGGACTTTGGCACCATCGCGATGTGATGCCCCTTCGCGGTATCGCCGCACTGGAAATACGGGTCGATGGCGCCGACGGCATAGCTCACCGTTTGGGAGGCCACTTGCGCCGTCTGCGGGATGACGACGTTGATGTAATCGCCTATGCGGATTCCGGAGTAATTCGCTGCGCGTACACGGGCGCGAAGCCATTCCCAGACGTTCGCCTTCTGCTTGATCTCCTCTGCGAAGACGGTGGCGAGGTTTCGGCCTGTGTAGGCGCCAATGCTTTCAAGCCGGGAATACTCGGCGTCCTGCAAAGCTTTTGACGCGTTGTCACGTGCGGTCTGATCGATGATGCTGTAGTTTACCCCGTTTACGTTGAACGTCTTAGCGTCTGCCATTGCTGCCCCTTTCCTAGGCAAGGTTGATTGTCGTGCCGCTCGCCGTGCAGGTCGAGCCGAAGGTGAAGGTGCTGCCGGATACGGACGCCTTGGAGCTTGGGCAGTACACCGTTCCGTCCATGTAGAAGAACTGGCCCGTTGAGTCGGCGAGCATCGAGCCGAGCCTGTCAATCTGGGCGCGCATCTCGGCCACGTCCTCGTCCCCCACGACGCTCGATTGCAGGTTGTCCGCGACGTTGCGGGCGTAGGTCGCCGCGTTGTTGGCGTTGGTGGCCGCACCGTTCGCCGCGTTCGTGGCGGCTTGAGATTGGCTCTTGAGCGCGTTGAACTCCGTCACGCGGTTCTTCTCGGCGGTGACCCTCGCCTCCTCCTGGCTCTCGCGGGTCTCCTCGGCCTTCTGGCGCGCGGTCTCGTTGGCCTTTCTGGTGTTCTCGGCGCTCACGCGGGCGGCCTCCTGGCTCTCGGCCTTCTTCTCGTAGGCTTCCCACTTCTCCCACAGGGCGGTCAGGAGGTCGTCGTAGTGCTCCGCTTCCTTGTGCGCGTCGGACGTGTCCACAGCCGGGAGGATGCGAAGCTCGAAGCCCTCCGTGGTCTCCGCCTTGGTGGTTCCGGAGAAGAAGACGAAGTGCGCCAGGCGGCAGAGTCCGGGGCTGGACAGCGCCTCGCTCGGGAGCGTGCACTTGGTCTTGCTCCCGCTCTTCGTGGCGGTGACTCGCGCCCATCTCCCGTCAGCACGCATGATGTCGAGGCGCACGGACGGGAGCGAGGACGTGTACGCGGAGCCGTCGTCCACGATCTCGGCCTCGATGGCCTGAGTGCCCGCCTCGCCCTGACGCACCACGACCTGCTGCGGGATGCGCGATGTGCGCTTGTGCACCTCTAGGGTCAGCTTATGCGTCGGCATCTTCGGCCTCCTCCGGGTACGCGAGGGCGCGCAGGGCGCTCAGCTCCTCCTCGAAGGTCTCGACAGGTGACTTCGCGGTCTTAGCCTTGGCCGCCGTGCTCGCGCCACCGACCTCTGATGCTGTGGTCATGCTCGACGTGAGCATGGATTGCAGGGCGTCGAACACGGCGACGGTCGCCTGCGCGCGCTGGTCTACGTATATCGGCTGCACCAGTGTTATCCCGTTCATCATGGGCTGCGGCGGCGTGATGTCCTCCGCCTTGACGATTTCGCGCCGCCCGGTGTTGTACACGGCGATGAACACAGCGCCCTGCTGCTCCGCCGCCACGAGCTTTTCCGTGGCGTATTCCGCTATCGCCCCCTCCACATTGCCGATGGGGTCATGCAGCAGGTAGTAGTCGATGCGCTCCGTGATTTCCTCGTCCATGGTTCCTCTCCTTAGTCGAATCCGCAGTACGTGCAGAAACCGTTGATGAAGTTGATAGTCCTCCACGAGTTAGCCCACCAGACTGTTCCGTTGCCGTTGTCGTGTATCTCGCTTATGTAGCGCAGCGTGTGGTCGCCCGTGTACCCGTATGTCGCCGTCACGCTCGTGTCGGAGGTCGCAGCCACGCTCGTTCTCGGCGTAGATATTCGCAGGGAGCCTTGGCACTGCATCTGTATCCCGTAGCTGATTATCCCGGTACTGACGTCCCGCATGGACGACGAGTAGTCGATATAGCCGACCTGCGAGCCGCTCCGAAACCCGGTGAGCTGCCCGGAGTTGTTGAGCTTGATTCCGTAGGTGCTGCCGCACTCGAACGTTCCCTTGGCCACCATGCTCTGAACGGTCAGCTGCCCGTATCTGGTCATGCTGGAATACGAGCTGTCCCACGAGAAGCGGTTGGACTCGATGGACACCTGCCCGCTCTCGACCGAGATTTGCGACGACACGTCGCCCTTGCTCACCTTTAGCTCGATCTCGTCTTCCGTGACGGCGATTCGCGAGAGAGCGCCGGAATCCGCCACACGCCACCATCCGCCCGAGTAGACGAACGTCACGGTGTCATTGGCAGACCACCAGCTTGATTCCGGCAGGTACGTGTTCTTGAGCGTTATCCACTTGTCCCCCGTGCCGGAGACGTTCAGCTTCGGCTGGGCTGCGTCGTTGGCGTTGGCGAAGCGCACGTTAACCGTAGCGCCCTCTCGAAGCCTGAAGCCGTCGATGTCCACGGTCTTGACCTGCGTGTCGGCGGCGGTGGTGCAGAAGCCGAACACTGCGTTCGCGGCGTCGATGTCGCTCTGCGCGCCGCTCAGGCCGGTCTTCAGGTTGCCCACCTCGAGCTCGATGCCTTCCTTCATCACAGATATGCTGGATTTGGTCTTGCTCAAATCGTCCTTCACGCCGGACACCTCAAGGTTGATGGCGTCCTCGGTCGCCTTTATGAGCGCGTGCGTCCCAGCATCCGCGACGTTCCAGTAGGTTCCGTCGTATGCGAAGGTGATCGCCGCGAAATCGCCCCACCAGTTGCGCTCGGCCAGAAGGGAGCCGTCGAGCCTGATGTACCTAGCACCGGTGCCACTGACGTTGAGCCTCGGGCTGATCGCGGTGTTCGCGTTGGCGAATCGCACGGTCACGATGCATCCGGCCGTCAGTTGAAAGCCCTCTATATTAACTTCCTTGATGGCAGTGGAAGAGGCGGTCGTGCAGTATCCGTAGACGGCCCGCGCCGCATCGACCCCCGTCTCCAGACCGGCTATCGCGTCCTCGGCGTTGGACGCGCCGATGGTGACGCTCGAGCCCTTCAGCTCGACCGTCCTGGCGTCGAAGTCGGCGCGGAGAACCGGGTCGCCCTCGGTTCCCACCAGGAGCACGCCCGTCTTGATGAGGCTCGCCAGCAGCGTTCCCGTAGTGATGCAGTCGGCCACGAAGCCCTCGCCGGTGCCGAAGGTGCGCCAGTCGTAGGAGCCGTCGGCCCTGGTACCGGAGGCGATGCGGAAGCCCTGCGAGCAAATCTGCATCGCGCTGCCGCCCGTCTTGGTTGGTCGCCCCTGATCGTCCAGAGGCACGCTAGACCAGATGGTGCCCTGCTCGAAGCTCGTGAAGCAGTAGCTCATGCCCGCGAGGTTGAACTGCTCGTTGAGGCGGTCGATTATCTGTTGGAGGTAGGCCGCTGGCGTGCTCGCGGCGATGTCCCACGAGTCGGAGCGCCGCGTGAGGCTGCCCAGCTCCTTGCGCTGCTGCGCCCACATGTCGGCCATGGTCTCGGTCACGTTGCCCAGGGTGACGGTCTGCGTCCCTCCCAGGAGGTCTGTGACCAGCTTGGTCACGCGACCCTCGCACCGGAGCTCCGGCGAGAACTCCGTGTCAACGAGCTGGACGTCGTCTCCGACGGCCACGCCCTCCCAGCCCCGCCCGAAGGCCACGAGGTCTAGCACGTCGGCCTCGTAGGTCACCCCCGGCACGCTGTGCTGGTCGAGGTAGTCCATGGTCTCCTGCTTCAGCTTGGCGGCGTCCTCGCACTCCGAGTCCTCGTAGACCCCGAAGATGTGCGCGAGCCCGCCCTTGCCGTCCGGCCTGCCGTAGGTCTTGAGCGCCTCGCTGTCGGCCACGTAGTTCAGGCCGCCGTTGATCTCGCCGAAGGTCAGCTTCCTGCCGTAGCCCCCGGCGTCCGTCTCCTCGCCCTTGCCGTATCCGTAGCACGCGGTGATGGCTCCCCAGTGCTCGGTCTTGGCAACCGAGGAGGCGTCCTTGCCGTATGCGAAGCGGCGGTGGCCGGATGATGCCCCGCGATGCGCGCGGATGGACACCTTGCGCTCCGAGACCCCGTCCGCGCCGACCTCTATCTCGGTCTCCAGCTCGCCGCCGCATTCCAGGATTGATTGCAGAGCCTCGCGTGCAGAGACGTGGTAGAAGGTCAGGCTCTGGGATACGGTTCCGCCCTGGTCTACCGTCCCCACCGTCCAGCGGGTCGGCTCCAGGCACACCTCAAGCGCCCTGCGGTAGCTGTAGCCGTAGGGTCGCTTGTCCTCTATGAAGTCCCCGAACAGCTCGCAGACGCTGTTGAGCGCTGTGTCCGTGTAGACCGTCCCGGAGGCGTCGTGTAGCCCCTTCGGGTCTTGGCACACGTGCTCGTGGCACGCGCCGTTCCTGTCGCGCCAGACGAGGCGGTAGCCCTCGCGCAGGCGGAAGGTGGTCGCTATGCTCACGGAGTCCTCGCCGTTCAGCTCGTCGCTGTGCTCGAACGAGATGAGGGACGCCCCGGCGATGGTGCCGAGGTAGGCGTCGTGCCTGCTGTACACGTCGATGCGCATTTACACCCACCTCTCGTCCCACTCGACGGTCGCCGTGCCGCCGGATACCTTCAGCTGAGTCTGGCCTTCCAGGTAGAAGGTCTCGAAGTCGCTCCCCACGTTCACCGCGTGGTCGCTCCCGTTGACGGTGCAGCGCGCAAGCGCCGTGTCCAGCACGAGCGTCTGCGAGCCGGTGAACGACGCGTCCACGCGGATGTACTTGCCGCTGCCCGCGTCGGTTATCTGCCAGTAGGAGCCGGAGGGCGGCTTGACCATGATGGTCGGGCGCGCCCTGTATGTGCCTCCCGCATCGACGTATCTGGTGCCGGATACCTCCTCCTTGCGGTGCTGGCCGTATGCCACGGGGTCGGCGCAGAGGAACGGCAGCTCGACCTTCGGCCGGTGGCTGTGCCGCGAAGGCTCCGCGCCTCCCTCGTAGACCGCCATGAGGTAGCTCCACGGCTCGTCCGGCACCACGAGGCGCTGAGGCTCGGTGGCCGAGAGCATCCCGGCGAGGATGCGCCGGAGCATCGACACATCGTCAAGCGCCCTCGCGGTGAGATAGCCGGTCACGATCACTTCGGACGCCTCCAGCCCGTCGAGGCGCGCGAGCTCGCCGTCCATGCCGGGGACGGTCGTGCGCTCTATGCGCCTCTTCGGGAAAACCGGGCGGGTGAACGAGGTCACGTCTATGTACGGGGTCAGGTCGATGCCCCCGAAGGTGAAGAGCTTCACGCGAGCCCCCTTCCTGCCATAACGATGCGGGAGCGGGACGCGAGGGCTGCGGACACCTTGTCGCTGTCGAGGTAGACGTTGCCGTCCTTGTCGGCGATGCGCTCCAGAACGCTCACGATCAGCGAGAGCACGTCGGCGTACCCGTCGCGCTCCGTGGCCTTCACGGAGAACGTCTGGGCGCTCGTCAGCTCGGTCGAGAGCCCCTGCTGCGCCACGCTCAGGACGGACGCGGTTGCGGCCTTGACCTTACCGGCCTGCCCCTCGATGCTCTCGGCGAAGTCGCCCATGAGCGCCTTGCCCGACCACGTGGTGTAGCCGTGGCCGGAGAAGGGGCCTTCCTTGGCCGGGGAGAATGGGAAGAAGCCTCTGATGGTGCTGAGCGCGCCGGAGATCTTGTCGCCGACCCAGCCGACTGCGCTCATCACGCCGTCCGCGAAGCCCTGGAGCAACGCGCGGCCGGAGTCAATGAGCCAGCTGCCCGCATTGGCGAAAAGCCCTATGATCTTCCCGGGGAGCCCGCCTAAGATGGACATGACCTGCTCGTTGCCGCCGCTCACCGCGCTGACGATCCCGTTCCAAGCGCTGTCGAGGAAGTTCCCAAGCGCGCTCCAAGCCGTGTTCCACACGCCTTGGATGAGCCCGAGCGCGGAGTCGATGATGCTGCTCACGAGCCGGATGCACGACTGCACGGTTGCGACCATGCCGTCCCAGACGGCTTGCAGGATGTTGAACACGCCGTTCCAAACGGCCTCCCAATCGCCCTTGATGAGCGCAAGCACGGTGCTGATCACGGCATTGATCACATTCATAGCGCTTGTGATGACGGACTCTATGAACGGGAATACAGAGCTTACGACGGCCTGAATCGCAGCACCCGCAGCGGTGAACGCAGCCTGAACAACCGGCCAGACAGCGGTGACGACAGCTTGGATCGTCTGCATAACAAGGCTTACCGTCTGCTGGATTAGCGGCCATACGACCGCAGCCAGAGCCTGAATCTGAGACCATGCGCTCTGGATAGCGGCCCTGAATGTCTCATTGGTGTTGTAGCCGACCACCACTGCAGCAGTGAGACCGGCGATGGCGGCGATGGCTATTCCGGCAGGGCCTGCAAGGGCGCTGAGGCCGGGGGCAATTTTCGAGAGCGCCGTTGAGAAGCCGTATAGCTTCTGGTAGCCCTGGAATGCGTTGATCATGTAAAGCGCGCTGTTCGCGGTGCTCATGAGGCTGCTGGCGAGCTGAACCCCCTTAATCGTGGTAAGGGCCGCGACGACGCCTGCGGCGACCGGGGCAAGAACCGGCACGATTGCGGAGACCGCAACCTTGATCCCATTGACGGAGGAAGAAGCGAAAGAGGACGCCGATTTGAACGCCGACATGAACTGCGAGGAGTCCACGGCTGGCAGCTTAATCCCCAACCCCGCGAGGGACTGCACCGCGATGTTCCACGCGGTCGACAGCGCCTCGGAGACAATGGGCGCAAGCACGGAGCCAAGGCCCGAGAGCACCGAGGGGAAGGCCTGAATTATGCTCTTGCCGATTATCGCGACGCGGGGGGCCACGTTCTGGGCAACGGCACCTATGGATTCAAGAAGCTGCGTCGTGAGCTGGCTGAAATCCACGTCGTCGCGCCCGAGGCCTGTGAGGAAGTTCGTCCACGCGGCCTTGGCCATACCGATGGAGCCGGAGATGGTGGTGGACGCCTCCTTTGCCGTGGTGCCGGTGATTCCCATCTCCTCCTGCACCGTGTGGATGGCCTCCACGATGTCGGCGTAGGACTCGATGGTGAGGTCGGCGGTCTTGCCCTGCTCGGAGCGGAGCTTGTTGGCGTCCGCGATGAGGCGCTGCATCTCCTCCTTCGTGCCGCCGTAACCGAGCTTGAGGTTGTCCAGCATCGTGAAGTTCTGCTTCGCGAACCCCTGGTAGGCGTCCTGCACGCTCTGCATGTCGGAGCCCATCTTGTTGACGTTGTCCGACATGTCGACCATGGCCATGTTGGCGTACTCCGCCGCCTTGGCGGTGTCTCCGCCCACAGATTGCACGAGTGAGGCGGCGAAGCTGGTGGCCTGCGTCATGTACTGGTTGGCGCTCATACCGGCGGTGCGGTAGGCCTCGTCGGCGTAACCCTTCAGCGTCGATGCCGAGGAGCCGAACAGCGTGTCCACGCCGCCCGCAAGCTGCTCGTAATCCGCGTACGCGCTAAGGGCCGCACCGCCGATTGCGGACACGGCACCCGTGACGGCCGTGAACCCGGCAACGGCGAGCTTACCCGCCGTTGCGGCGGCCCCGCCGATGGAGGACAGCGCGGATTTCGCCGCGCCGCTCCCGGCGGAGATACCGGAGCCGAGGCCGCTGCCGAATGACTTTCCGCCCTCGGCACCGGCCTGCCCGAACTGGGCCTTGATGTCGTTCGCGAACCCCCTCATGGAGGGCATCAGCGTCACGTATGCGGAGCCCACGTCAGCCATGGTCCACCCCCATTCCCAAGATGTCGTCGATTTCCGTGCGCGCGTCCATGGCCGCGTCCCTGTTCGCGTGCGCCTCGGCGAGCTTCGCCGGGTTCATGAGCGGCTCGGGGAAGGGCGCGGGCTTCTTCGGGTCGTTGGACAAGGCCCATATCAGGTGCCTTTGGTTGAACTCGATTCGCCAGAGTAGGTACTCGGCGACGCTCCATTCGTTCGAGGGCTCCTGCGCCCTCGCCGTGCGCGACTGGGCGGGGAGCTGATACCAGAGAAGGGCCATCCTCTCCAGGTCGGGCACCTCCCCCTCAAGCGGGAGGGAGATGCCGTAGTACTGCTGGAAGTCGGCTATTACTTCGCCTCTGCGCCCTTCGAGGCAGGAGACGAAGCCTGCGAGTTTTTTGCGTCACACGCCTCGATGGCGCTGCCGAGGAGCGTCTGGATGCAGCCGATGTCGCCGCCCATGCGGTCGATGTACTCCTCGTCCTTGCCGCAGAACACGCGCTCCATGACGTCGAAGGCCACGCTGAAATCCTCTTCCGATTTCGCGAGCTGCTTTGCGGTCTTGTAGCTGCGCACGACGTCCGCGTCGCAGGTGAATTCGCCCTCGACGCCCTCGATGGTGAAAGTGACCGGGTTCACGCTACATCGCCTCCGTCTCGGTGGACTCGATGTAGTCGATGCAGGTGTCACCGTTCTCATCGCTCAGGTACTTGATGGTGATGGGGCGCGCGCAGAGCTCGCCGATGGCGAGGTTGAGCTCGTCCAGCTCGTCGGACTTGCCCATGGGCACCACCTTGCGCCAGCGGCGGCCGTTCTTCAGCACGAGTTCGAGGACGTAGGCGCGGATGGTCTCGGAATCGCCGTTGTGATGGACGGTGATGATGCCGTTCTTGTCGGTGACGTTCTTCTCGCCGTACTGAATCTTCAGCGTGTCGGCCTTGATCTCGGCGAAGGTCACCTGGCCGGACTCGACACGGGAGGTCTTCGGCGAGTCGAGGAGGTCGCCGTTCATGTCGAGGATGTCCTCGGAATCGCTGTCGATGGACTCCTTGTAACCGTCCGAGGAGATGAAGCCGAGCACCTTGAAGGCGACGTTCAGCGGCGTCTTGATGTCCTTCGGAAGCTCGGTGCCGACGGGGGCGGAGAAGATGTATCCGCCCTTGACGCCCTTGGTCGAGCTGACGTTGTCGGCGTTGTTCTTGGTTGCGACTGTCTTGGCCATGCTGGCCCCTTTCACTCGAAAACCGTAAGGTTCACGTTCGTTCTGTATCTGGCACCGCCTGTGGCGGGGTCTGGCAGGCGGTACGTGCCGTCCGCGAAGGCGTCGAAGATGTTCTCCTCGTGCAGGAGCGTGGGCACGGCGTTCTCCACCACCCCCGCGATCTCCGCCGCGCGCCTCCTCGTCGGTGCCCACGAGTACACGGCGACGAACGCCTGGCTGCCGAAGCCGAGCCCGTTGCCGCCGGTGAGCTCCACGGAGATGAACTCGTCCGGCGTGTCCTTGGGCACCTCAAGGACGGCCTTGATGCCCGTCTCGGCCATCAGGCGCTTTGCGACGACCCTCTCTATGTCCATCGCGCCCCCTAACGCTTCTTGCGCTTCTTGGAGCGCGACCGATCGGGCGTCCCGCCGTCCACCTTGATGGGTCTGACGAGGCAGCCGTGGGCGAGCCTGCCCTTGATGGTGATGACCTCACTGCCCTCCCGCGCCGCCTGCAGCTCGCGCGCCTTGGAGCGGACGAGCGACTGCACGGGACCGGAGTTGAGCACCTCGCGGTAGCCCGGACGCCTCCAACGCTTCCACCGGAACTTGCACTTGCAGCTAGCCATCGACCGCCACCACCTCGGCGACCATGTTCAGCTCCCCGGGAGCGTGCTCGTCCGCATAGCGCTGCGGCCAACCGACGACCTCGCAGGTGACACCGCGTACGACGACCGAGCATCCGCGAAGGTCCGCCCCGTATCCCTTGGGAAAGAAGACCGAGAATGCGACCCTCACCCCCTCGGGGCGCGTGGCGTCCAAGTCTGAGGTGGGGCCGGGGCACACGACCACGCCGCCCACCTCCTCGCGACTCGGTTCGCCGATGACCGGCTCGCCAAGTTCGTCGTGCTCGACGCTCGGGGTGATGACAGTGACGCTCTCCGTAGCGATTAGGCTCACAGCTCCCCCCTCTCGATTGGACGTAGCACGCGCCTCACGGAGCCGTCCAGGCCCAGGAGGCGGCGCGCCGTCTTACCCACGTACATCTCGCCCAGGGCGGTGCCGTAGGTGACGGACGCCGTGATGCTGCCCGCGCCCTGGCTCAACTGCGTGGCACCCGCCATGTTCGCGGGGGTGTTAAGGACGCGGTTGACGAGCATGCACGCGACGGCCGGGGCGGCGCGGTCGAACGCGTCGCTCTGGCCCTTCTCGTATGGGAGGCCGTAAGCGGCCTCATATTCGGAAAGGAGCATCGCCGAGGCGTCCGACAGCAGCACGTTCAGGCGGGACTCGTCCGCCGCCGCGCCGTAGCGGGCCTCGTAATCCTCTGCCGTCGCGAACATCTCCATGGCTACTCCGTGACCTTCGCGAGGCCCACTGCGGAGAGCTTGTCGAGGAGCGCGTTGTAGGCGTCCTTGACGGATGCCACGGTGGAGGCGTCGGAGCCGAGCTTGGCGATGGTGCCCAGCAGGGGTTCGCCCTCGGCGTTGACCACAGCCACGTGCGCGGGCAGGAGCGGGGACGCCTTGGCGGCGTCCTCCACCACTACCTTCTGTATCAAAACGGACATCAGGCCACCCCCTAAGCGCTCTTGAGGACGGCGAAGCCCTTGGGGTCGAGAATCGCGTAGGCGTAGACCGCCTCGGTTCGGAACGCGATCTGGTTGTGGGCCTTGAGGTCGACGCCGGTCTGGTCGGGGTCGCCGTATTCGATGATCTCGGACCAGATGTCGCGCACCATGCCCCACTTGATGAGCGTGAAGTCGCCCATGATGCCGAGGACCTTGGTCTGCTCGGTCGCGAGACGGCCATTCACGGTGCCGGACACGGCGGCGTCGATGCCGTCGATGTTGCCCGCGTTGAGGTTCAAGGGCACCTCGGGGTAGAGGCGCTGGCCGGTGGCGGGTACGCGAAGCTTGCGCAGGGAGCTGGCGTACTTCTTGGACAGGGCGAAGCCGTTGATGTCGTAATCCATGAGGGCGTCGACCAGATTGTCGATGTCCTCGACGGGGCTCTCGCCGGAGGTGACGGAGGTCGCGTTGGCGGTGAGAGCGGTGTAGCCGCTGAGCTTCGAGCCGCCCTTGGGGTTCACGGCGTGGTACACGACGTAGTCGAGGGAGCGGCCGATGGCGGCGTTCTGGTCGGCGAGAATGTTGTCGACGATCTCCATCTTGTTGTCCTCGTCAGCCCAGCGCAGCTCGTCGCTCACACGAGTGGTGGTAACGACCTTGACGCGCTTGCCCTCGATGGGGGTGAAGTCCAGCTCGTAGGAGCCCTTCTTCGCGCCCTCCTCGACGACCTCAGCCTCGGAGGACGGGTTGAAGATCATATGGTTGATGTCAACGAACTTCTGCGGCTTGCTCGGGGAGAGCTTCGCGATGGTAGAGGTGTCCTTGGCCTTGTTCAGGAGCTCCGTCACGACCTCGCGCGGGAGCTTGATCTTCTTGGTGTCGTTAGCCATTTCTACTCCTTAATCGTTTCCGAAAAGCTGGTGGATGAAGTCGCGCTTGCTCGAACCGCCGTCCGAGCCGCGCGGGAAGCTGCCCGGCTTGTCGACGCTCGACGCGGGCTTCTTCTTGAAGTGCTTGAGCAGCTTGTCCGCGTAGGCCAACATGGCCTCCTCGTCATCGCCCACGAGGAGGTCGGCGGGGACGCCCTTAGCCTCGGCCACCTTCGCGGCGACCTTGGCTCGCTCCTCGGCCTTCTCCTTGGCGTCGAGGCGCTTGGTGAGGTCTGCGATTCGCTCCTCGGCGGTCTTCCCCGCCTGCTGGGCCTCCTCAAGCTGCTTGGCGGCGTTCTTGTTGTCCTTGGCGCGCTTCTCCCACTCTCGCGAGTGCGCCTTGGCCTCCTCCGCCTGCGCCTTCGCCTCCTCGTAAAGTGCCTTGTAATCTGGTTCCTCGCCGTTCGGCTGACCATCGATTTGCACAGCACCCTCGTTAGCCATCGCTGCTCCTTCCCGCGCCGTGCGGCGCTCCCGGCCCGCCGTGCGGCTGGCCTTTCAGTTGGATATGCGCCGTGCGGCGCGTTGGAGGGATTGTCCTAGCGGCGTGAGATTTGGCCGTATCGGCATGAAAAAGGCCGCTCTTTCGAGCGGCCATACATTAGAGAAATTGATTCGGTTGTGAGCCTACATGCCAAGCTGGCTCCTGATGAGCCCCGTCGCGACCATTGCGCACGTCTGCTTGACGACCGAGAGGGACGTGTCACCCACGGCCTTGGATATGGCCTCCTTGGCCTTGTTCCACACCTGCGGCGAGCGGATGGCGTCGAGGTAGTCGTAGCCGTCCCACGTCATAGAGGAAATACGCACGTCCATCGGCTCCCCAAAGCCGTCACTGTCAACCTCGGCATCGATGAGGCCGTGGCTGTGCATAAGCCCAACATGGAAGGCGAGCCTCCCGATGTCGCCGCAGCACTCGGAAAGGACGTCGAAGCCGATGGGGCCATCCGCCTTCTCTACGGTCATGAGGATGCAGCGGACAAGGTCGAGATCGCGCCTCATCGCTACTCGATTCCGCGAGCGTAGATCTCGCGCTCTAATATGTCGTAAAAATCGGGTTTCGACCCATACTCGGGGCGCAGCTTCTCATCAAGCTCGAATTCGAGAGCCCATATTTCCTGTTCATGTGGGGTGAGAGCATCTATGATGCTTCCGAGCTCTAGATCATCGGACCGCTGGCGCTTCCGCTCAGCGCATTTGTCCAAAACTTTACGATAGATGCTCAATTTTCACCCCCAGCTTCTCCTCTATAGCAGCAAAAGCTCCGGCTTCTCCTTTGCCGCGAATCTGAGCGTTCTTAACGATGAACGAAATAGTTTCATCGTCTACAGTATACCCCCGCACAGGCTCTCCGACCAGCGAATACCTGTAAAGACTCCCGTCGTGGCACGCGATGACGCCGAACGACGAACCGCTCGCCCTGAGACTCGCGATGTCTGCTGCTGATGGGATTGAGCTGCCAGGGTGGTTGTGGAGCATCGCCACCTCGGCTCCGGAGTCGATTGCCTCCTTGATACGCCGTTTCATCTTCTTGCTCGCCCTCACCTCGCGCTCAACCTCGGATGTGGTCACACTTGCCAG